CGCTCTTCCGATCTGAGTTCGAAGGTCGATACACCTATACTAAGAGATTAATCTGTTCACGTGACCACATCCAACATGAAGTAGGGGTATTACATGCCGCAGGCGAAGCCCAAGGATGTGGTTAATGAGAACTTTCCACTGGGTCCAGGTACTTTTGCGTTGGAGGCGAGCAATGGCCGGTGGTTAGCTTTCAAACACTTGATTCTTATTATTGAATTGCTAATGTATATGGTGGATGGCCGGTTTAATCGGTTGATGGTTTTTTGTCCTCCTCGGCATGGTAAATCCTGGCTTATATCTAAATATTTTTTATCCTGGTTTTTGGGTAGTTTCCCAGACCTTAGAGTTATACTTGCGGCGCATAGTGCTAAGTTCGCTGCTAAGTGGGGTTTGAAATCTAAACAGTTGTTAGAGGCTTATGGTCGTAAACTTTTCGTTAAAGAAATTTTTGAGGAAGAGAAGGATGAAGACGGTAATGTCACTAAAACTAAACGGATTCTCGAACCGAATGAAATCGAATTAGACCAGCACAGTAATGCATCTTACCGATGGGATATTAAAGGCCATGAAGGAGGCCTACTCACATCGGGTATTGGTGGTGCCATACTTGGTGAAGGTGCAAATGGATTCATCATTGACGACCCCACCAAGGGTTTTAAGAAAGCGAATAGTAAACCTCACCAGCAAGAGTTAAATGATTGGTGGTATACTGAAGGTGAAACCCGACTGGACACTGATCTGGTTACAGGTAAACCTCCATGGGTAGTATACATTGCTCAGCGACTGGGTAAGAAAGACCTGGCTGGACAGATACTCCATGGTCTCAGTGAAGAAGATGAAGGTGAACCACACATCGATGCAAGAGAAGCACTCGACATCCTACGTGATGGTGGAGAAATACCACGAGGTACATGGGTGGTCTTAAACCTCCCGGCCCTGGCAGGTGAAGATGATATCCTTGGCAGAGAACCTGGAGAACCCCTCTGTGAAAAAATTAAAACCAAAGAAGAACTCGAACAGAAAAGAGCCAACATGGGCTCTTTCAGATTCGAAGCAATCTACCAGGGCAACCCACAGGAACGTGAAGGAAAAATATTCAAAAGGGAATGGTTCCTGGATGAACGTGGTGAAGTCCTAGCAAGTGTTCTTACCAATGCAAAACGATTACCAAAACTACTCAATGAAGCAAGATACTGGGATTTCGGAGCATCCGGTGATGAAGGAGACGAAACCTGTGGAATGAGAGGAGCATACAATGAAAACAAACTCACCTTCCGTTGCATGGTCTATGATAAGTTCACAGCCAAGCAATCCCTATACACTTACAAATCCAGAACCAAGAAGGATAAACTTGGTGTTGTCAGTATAATTGAACAAGAACCTGCCAGTGAATCCAAGATGCTTATACAACAGTTAATTGATTTAGATGAATTGGCCTGGTTTGATATTCAGAAAGATAAAGTCTCAGGCAGTAAAATAGACAGAGCATTCCATCTTGAAGTCATGGCTGAAACAGGCCGTGTACAGTTTGACACGGACCACATGACCATGGCAGAGATCAAGATGTGTATCATGAACCTGATTGAGTTCACAGGTGAAGAAGGAGATAAGGACCATACCGTGGACACAATGACTGGTCTTGCTAATTACTTCATGGTAAATGAAGGCGCTGAAATCTACATTTAAATTTACTATTTTTTTCTATTTAATTTTAAAGGAGTTTAAACTATGGAACCGTGTGCTTTTGCCCTTGGAGATGGCAGTATAATCCTCAAGGAGACTCTCGATAAATTCGCACTCAAAACAGATGACTTTGAATTTGATGAAGATTTATTCTCCAAAAAAATATCCAAAAAAGATATAGCAACGAAAGCCAACCCCGGTGAGGAATCTAAACAACTACGAGAAGGACAGAACACTTATTCATTCTACAACTTAATGAGACCACCATACCCACCAAAGATGCTCACAAGCCTCAAAGAAATAAACACCTACCACTCATCAGCAGTCAAAACCAAAGCAGTAGACACAGCAGGCCTAGGAGTGAAAATAGTACCCATCGGAGATAATCCCAATCCAGACAACAAAAAGACCCTGGAACAATTCCTCAGAAACTGTTACCCCACAGCTGAAGATCTATTCACCCGAGCATGTCAGGATGAGGAAGAAGTAGGATGGCTGGGTATTGAGTTAATACGAACAGCGGGTCAGGTACGTGGTGAACCGCAACGATTCGAACACATCCCAAGTCACACTTTCAGGATCCATAAGGATGGAAACAGGTTCATGCATACATGGGATGGAATCACCAAAAAATGGTTTAAACTGATAGGGGACTATCGAAGTGTGGATGATAGGTTAGATAAAGATATTGATGTCACTGATGGGAGCGAGTACAAATTCGGAACTTTACCTAATGAGCAGAGAGCTAATGAAATAATTTATGATATCAATTACAGTTCCGGGACCACGTATTATGGAACTCCAGATAGTATACCTGCAATCCGTACAATGCTCGGAGACCAAGCCGCGATAAACTATAATCTCACTTTCTTCAAGAACTTCGCAACACCACAATTCGCAGTGTACATCACTGGTAACTTCAAGGACCAGCCTATCTTAGATGAAAATGAGAAACCAACGGGTAAATCAGTTTTACAGAAATCAATAGAAGACAGATTCCGAGAAGTAAGAGAAAACCCCCATGGGAATATGGTATTCATGATACCCAGTAAGGGAGGAGCAGACGCGCAACCACCAACCATTACATTCGAAAAACTATCAGTTGATATCAAAGATAGTCATTTCAGATTATACCGAGATGCAAACCGGGATGAAGTGATATCAGCCGAACGTGTGGATCCATACAGGGCCATGATAGTTCAACGTGGAAACCTTGGTGGAGGAAACACAGTAGCCACACAGACAGTTAAAAACTACAAATCCACAACAATAAAACCAAAACAGCGCAGATTAGAGGCTTTAATTAATAACTATGTTGTTTGGAGGCCTAAAGAAAATGGTGGATTCGGGATTACTGATTGGGCTATCAAGTTTGAAGAGATTGACACTGACGATGAAGAACATGAAATGAACATGACACAGGCCTTATTTGGAATGGGGGCCATGATGCCAATCCAAATAATAAACCGTTACGCTGACAAATACGGCCTATCTGTACCAGACGAATTGAAAAACCACCCAGCATTGAATGCTTATTATATTGCTAATCAACCAATCACATTAGCCAAGACACAGGAAGAACTTCCTGAACAAGTGGCCAAGGTACTGGAAGACCTGGCAAATAAACTAGATCCAGAACAATCACAGAATCCTCTTAGGAGGCTCTTCAGTGGATCATAAAGCAGCTGCTAATCTGCTGAGGATGTCCGCATCTAAACTAAGAAATCTATCATTTAACAATGTAGCAATTAAAGAAGTCAGCACTGATTTTAAAATAGCAGGAGCAGAGGAATTCTGGAAACTAATAGACAGTTTACTTGATGAACATGTCACAATCACCAAGAAACATGTCCTAGCAGCCAAGAAAAATACAAGTCTTAATTTTGAATATCTCAGACAGATCTATCCTGAGATTGATAACATCATCCAGGAAGCAGTACCAGATATCCGAACATATACTGAAAAGTTTTATGCTGCTGGTAAAAAGGCTGGATTCACTGATATGGGTGTGAAGGCCTTTACAGGTGCAGCTGATACCAATGCAATGTATCACCTTACTAATTATAATTTTGAATTAATCCGAAACCTTACCGATGACCTGGCCGCAGGAGTACGGCAGGAAGTATGGCAGGGTGTGGCCCGGGACCGTGGCCTCAAGGAGATAGCCAAGAGAATAGAAAAAGTACCCGACCTTGTACCACTACGGAGAGGTAATCGTGTCTGGACTATTAAAGAAAGAGCAATGCTCCAAGCACACACAGAATCTACCAGAGCCAGACATCAGGGCATTTACATGTCATTCAAGAATTATGGAGTGACTAAACAGGAGTTAGTTAACACTCTATGGGAGCGACTCTGTAAACTCTGTAAATCTCGAGCATCTGAAAATCCTTATGATATTGAGGATCCTGACGGATGGGCACCTATCCATGTCACATGTTATTGTTCTAATATTGCTGCTGAAGACCCAGCAGAGAAAGCCAGTGACCCTGATGAATTCATGAACATGGTAACTGGACAGGTAGAACAGGTTAATAAAAACTTAGTATTTGGAATCTAGGAGGGGAATAGGGTATGGTGAAGGATGATGAAAAGATATTAAAGATTGCTCAGAGGATTCAAGAAGAATTAGACTCTGAAGGACTGGGGGGATATAGAGTTCTAATTTATCATGAATCAGATACGCTGGATGATATATTGAAAATAAAATCTGATGCGGTTAAAATTGAATTTAATTAAATTCCTTTTTTTTAATATTTCTTTTGTGCCTGTATAGCTCCAATTGGATAGAGCGGCGGATTTGTACCCCGTGGGTTGTGAGTTCAAGTCTCACTACAGGCTTCCAGAACTATTTTAAATAATTTAACTGGAGGTGAATTCATGGATGACGAGAAGTTCTCAGAATTGATTGGAGGGTTAACAACCACATTAACATCTCCTCAAGATTTGGGAACCACACAAGCATTAATCCTACGAGGAATCCTCCAGGGTGGAATTGATGTAATCAATCAGAGAGCCCAAGTTAAGGCATTCAAAAAATGATTAGACTCTGAATTTTATTTTTAAATTAAATTTAAATGGAGGTGAATTGATTTTGACAAAACAAAAAAGTCACAAACGAATGACAACTCCTGGAAGTTACAGAGAAGTAGAAAACAAACTACGAGCAGCCATTAACGAAAAATACAATGTAGGGCCTGGAGCCAATAAAGTAAGCACATGGCCTGCTGACATAATTCCAGATCCACCAATAACAGCTGGAGCTGTTATCATAGAAAACTATGATGATAACAAATACTACAAAGCCCTCTTCAATTTCGATGAAGAAGGGAAAACAACATTAGAAGATGCAGTCGAAGTCACTCAAACATTAACCTATGATCCAGTAGAAAAAGGACTCTTTGTTACAAAAGATGATGTCAAACAGGAAGTAACCGGGCCAGTAATGTTGCCAGGTTGTGCAGACTGTGATTTCAAGCGTGGAGAAAAAATCTTCAGTGAAGATGAGGTTGCCAAATTCTGTGAAGAATACGATAAATACCGAATAGCAGATGAAATGCACCTATTCGGAGCAACAGGAAACCAAATAGGAACTTCAATGAAGAATTGGACACTAAAGGGTGAAGAAACCTACACAAATGTTAAAGGCGAAAGTGTCATCCTTCCAAAAGGAACCTGGATGTCAACAGTTAAAATCACTGATGAGGATGTCTGGCAGAAAATTGAAGATGGAACATACAAAGGATTCAGTGGAACATATCTACCGAGAGAACATGCAAATCAATTAATGGAAAAGATAACAGCTTCTAAAAGCATGAATCCATTATTAGATTATTTGGAATCTGTTAAACGCACATTAATTAAGGATATTGTTGATCCTGTTCCTCCAATTGTTGCCATTGTTGACAATCCCTGTGTGCCGAATGCTATTTTTACCAGTGTTAAGGCCTGTCAAACATCCAAGAAGGCGGGGCGCAGTATAAGCAATTCCACACTGTCAACACTACAAAAGGCACATGACACGGCCCAGAATGCTTTAGACAATGTTAAAAAATTACTTAAAAAAGCTGAAGGCGAAAGGCCCTCGGCAGATAAGGAGGTAGATGATATGGACGAAAAAGAATTAGCCACAGTAGTAGGCGATGTTGTAGATAAAAAGTTCGATGAGAAGATTAAACCCATTTCTGAAAAAATGGAGGAAATTGAGGGGAAATTACCTGAAGCTAAGAAGACAGTCCCTCCAGGCACCCCTGGTAAAACTGCAATCAAATGCACTAAATGCGAACATGAAATTAAAGAATCAGCAAAATTCTGCCCAGAATGTGGGGACCAAATATTACAGGAAGGTGAGAAACCTGCCGAGAAACTGGAAGATAATCCTGTGATTAAAGGCCTTCTAGAGGGCCAGAAGAAGATCACTGAGAAGCTTGGAATTCCCCCTGAATCGCAGAAAATTGATGGGCAGGAAGGCGACCCTAAGGACCCTGCTAAAAAGGGTGATGATGATTTCTATGCTCAGGCTGGTATCAAACGGTCTGGTAGACCTAAAGATGAAAAATAAGAGGTGATTAAGATGGCAATGGCATCAAACAAATTATATGATTTAATGATGAACAACGGCAGTTTCAAGATTGTCGATGTAGCATCACTCGCAGATGGAAAACTCGCAGTTGAAAAACTGGGAAAATTCATCGGAGTAATAAGAGAACTAAGCCCAGTCCTTGGGGAGGCAACCTATAAAAAGATTAACGGAGACTCACTGGCAATCAGCAGAGTTGACATGGCTAATGGGATAGTAACCCCTGGTCAGGATGCATCCGGAAATAAAAGAGTAGTTCCAGAAGCAGACGAAGCAGGAATTGAAGTTAAAACCAACAGTTTAGTTCCTAAAGAGTTAATAGCCAAACTCAGGATTGACTATGATACCCTTGAAGATAACCTGGAACAGGATGCATTCGAGAATACCCTGATGGAACTTTTTGGTACAGCTGCAAAAGAAGACTTTGAAAGGTACTTCATGTTTGCAGATACCTCAATAACTTGGGGGGCACAGTCCACCAAGGCCCAGAAACTCCTATCTATCAATGATGGCTGGATTAAAACAGCTGGAAATAAGATCTATGGATTAACTGGTAATGGGAATACGAAAGATTTTGATCCTGATCCAGAACAGGACATGTGGCCAATTCCTTTATTCAAAGCATTGTATAAGGCCATTCCTAGGAAGTACATAGCTGGAAAAATCAACAGGAACATGTTCAGGTTGTATGTGGATTCTGATGTTGAAGAAGCATACTCTGAAATAGTTGCTGCAAGGCCAACTGTTGTGGGTGACAATGCCCTTTTGGGTAAAGATGTTCTAGCCTGGAAAGGTATTCCTGTCATAGATATTGCATCTTTTGAGGATACTACTTACACAGACCTCATTGGTAAGCCTGCAATGCTCACCAAACCTAAAAACATGTACTGGGGAACAAAACGTGATGTACGTGTTGAAAACGAGAAGGACATCGACTGGAGACAGTTGAAGAACGTGCTCACTACTAGGGCAGACTGTACTTATGAAGATGAAGATGCAACTGCCGTGGCATTCCTGGACAAAGCAAAACCAGCCGCATAAAGCTGGTTTTCAGTCTATTTTTTATGGAGGTTAATATTATGGCAGTCGAATGGCCAGATTGGAAAAATGTAATATTCAGTAAAGGCCTTGGCCCTCTACATGTGCTTTATACAGCTACTAAAGCAGCGTTAATAGCTCTTGATGAGAGGATTGAGGATGTGGAAGCTGGGACTGTTGCCCCCGCTTCAATCGGGAAAACTGAACTTGAAAATGATTCTGTGGATTCAAATAAATTGGATTATTTCTTATCAGATGAAGAGACCGGAACCGGTGAGGCCCAGAGCATAGCTCATGGGCTTGGTGCAGAACCTGGATTGGTATTAATCATTCCTAGTCTAGTTGGAACAGATGGGGCAACAATCACCTTTACAAAAGGTTCAGCTAATGTGAATGTGACTGCAACAACTGGGGCAAAGTACAAAGTATTTGCTTTACCATAGGGGATGATTTCTATGGCAGTTACTGCTGAAGCTGTCCTGGACCTTCTGGATGGTTGGGAAATTAAGGATCCCAATAAAGATCAAACCGGTGTACCTTACGCTATTGACTCAGAGGAGATTGACCGGTTCATAGGTAAAGCACGTATACGTGTTGCTGGACATCTAGAAATTGAAAACGTTGACAAACTACCCTCAACTGATATGGTGGATGAGGCCATTGCCACATGGGCAGCAGGTCTCCTCTGGAATAAAAAGATCACTAAAGTCAGTGAAGGGAAAGAAGACACTGACCCTACTACCTATGGGGATAAGAAGATAGCTGAAGCTAAGGCCATGTTAAAAGGTGTGAATCTTGATTCATCTGATGATGATGAAGAGGGTGAATCATCAATCACAGTATTCTCAATTAATGGCAGTACTCTAAGTGATTCAGATGGTAGTTAGAACTACTATTGATTCCAACATCGACAGTCTAGCAGCAGCCAATAAAGTCAAAGCAGCCAATGTCAAAAAGGGAGTAATCAAAGGACTCGATGAAACCGGGAAGTATGGGGAAAGACAGATGAAGGCCATACATGGCCCTCACAGTAAATCAGGAAAGATTCTAAGTAGTATTAAATGGATTAAAACAAGTGAATACTCCCGGACTGTGGGTGTATTCAGCAACTTGATATATCCATTAATCCTTGAAAAAGGAAGAGGGCCCATCTATCCTAAACTCCGAGTCACAGGGAACTCTCAACATACCAGTTACCTGGGAAAACATATTGGTGCAGCTGCATTGAAATTTGAGATCAATGGTAAAATTCTTTTTAGACGTAGTGTTGGTCCTGCCAAACCTAGACCATATGTCGAACCTACCCGACGTTCTATGCGGACCATGTTCCCCAAGATCATGCAGAAAGAAATTGCCAGTGCAATTCAAACCAAATAAAGAAAACTTTTTTTTTAAATCCTTTAAATGGAGGGTGTTATTTTTGGAAATGGGTTTAGACGAGTTGATAGTCAAAGCGCTGAAAGATAGTGAAGAACCTATCCTTGAGAAATTCGTAATCAGATTATTCAGTCAGAACAGTGTCAATGCAGAGTTACTGGCAATAGAAGTGTATCAAGGGGACATGGACATTGATGAAGTTGGAAATGATTTTGATGACTGGAAAGTGTACTACATCCTTGAAATTGATATTAAAAAGGTTGACTATCTTGAAGGTCGGAACTTCTCTAAAAGTGTTGTTAATGCGATAATGCGAGCCTTACGTAAAAAAGACGCATTAAGTATTGTTTACAATGAAGGCACTGACAATGAAGAAACAATTGATTATAGTGAATTAATGAAACCAAATAAAATCGTCCCAGAGTATGGGGATGGTTATGTGCATAAGAAAACACATTTACAGCTTAATTTCATTGTAACGGAATATTACGGGACAGAGGATGATGAATTTGGAAGTGTTGAAATGAATGTGGAGGTAGAATGATGACAAGTGGTAAAAAGAAAGTTAAAGAAGTGAAACCAGTAGAGGAGAAAGCCTCTGAAGAAGTTAAACCCTCAGTAGAGGCCAAACCATCTGAAAAAATAAGTTTGATAGTATTCAAAGAAACCCAAGGCATGGACGCAATGACCTATGCAGGTTTCAAAGCTGCACTCAAAGCCGAAGATAATACAGAATACACTCAAGCAGAACTGGAAAATAAACTTGAAGAGTACAAGGCACAGAACGCCTTTATCAAGAAATAACAGGAGGAATAATCTATGAACATAGATACAACAGTCCCTGGGAGCAGTGCAGAATTTGTCGAACCCGACATATCAGCCGCCCTGGGCACAGCTGGAATAGTAGCAGTAGTAGGAAAGTTTGAAAAAGGAGACGAAAACAAACCCTACTATGCCAGAAACGCTAATGAGGCCTTGGACCTCATGGGAAAGGATGAGGATTATCCTGGAAGTAAAATAATCCCACTGATTTTCAAACCCGATCCCGATAGTAATAATTTCGGGGCCACCAGTGCAATCCTGATTAACGCAGGTACTAGAACTGGAGCATCATGCACACTCGTAGACACAACCACAGAACCCGTACAAATCATGAAACTAGAGGCCAAAGGAGGAACCTGGGGAAATAGTCTAACAGTGACAATAGCAACAGGATCTATCAGTGGTAAGAAAGTCACAATCATGAATGGAACCGAGATACTGGAAACATGGGACAACCTGGCAAACGCCACAGAAGTCTACTACAAAATCAAAAACCATTCCAGTGTAATAGAAAAAGTCACAGACCTGGATCTAACTAAAACATTAAAAGACGTGGCCGCATCACCATTCGCAGGTGGAACCGAACCCACAAGCATCAGTACAAGTGACTTATCCAAAGCCCTTGTGGAGATCCAGGATGAATCATTTGACATCTTAGTCTTCACTGATCTCCTTGATGAAAGTTACATCCCAAGTGTTGAACAGTATCTATCGGATCGTTTCGATTCAGATAATGCTTCAGGAACCATCATAGCAACAGACAAAGACAACACGGTCACACAGGCCCGAACCCTAGCCCTAACAAATGACAGCCTATTCATCCTTGGATTAATCTATCAAACATTCACCATTGGAACCACAGAACTAAACGAGGCAGAAACAGCAGCCCGGTACGCAGGGTATGTTGCGGGAATGAATGTCAGTGAATCTCCAACAAATAAAATCATCTCAGATGTGACAGGATTAAACCAGTCATTCAAATCAGGGTCAGCAGAGGAATATGCCCTGGTAGATGCAGGTGTGACACTCTTCAAACTCAAAGACCGTAAAAACAGTAAATTCTCAATAGTATCAGCAATATCAACTTCTCAAGAAACAGATGATTCTGGTAAGAAGTTAAATGAAATAGTCACAGCCAGGACGCTACTCTTCGTAACAAACTACATGGATGTCAAAGATTACCCTGGAGCCACCAGGTCAGCTGGGGCACTAATTGGTCAGGCAACTCAACGGAAAAACAATCTCCTTGATGAGAATATCGTCCAGGAAATGGAAATCACATTAGAAAAATCCACATCAGATTCACAGGTACTGAACATGGATATCAGTATTAAAGTCCAGGATGTGGTTAAGCACGTGCATAAACGAATTAAAAACATCATAGGGTGATAAAGATGGCGGTTAAATTATATCTTGGAGATGTGCAATTAGCCCGTGGAACTAGTTTCGATTATGAAGAAAAATATGATAACAGTAAAGAGGACACCTTCGATGGCAGAGTATATGACAGTGGAGAGTTCCCGGAATTCACTTGTAAAATTTCAAGGGTTGACACATACAACGCACAATACGAAACAATCGTGAATAAAGCAATAGCAGAACATCCTGATGGATTAACACTTACAGTAGTGGATGGTCCAGTAACTGACATATTTACTGGTTGTATACTTGTATCTCGAAGTGTTAAACGTGACCCTAAATCTAAACGTAAAATGGATTTAAGCTTCCTTGCTCAAGCACATGAAGAAAAAAGGACAAACGCATAAAAAAAGGTAAAAGGATGTAGATATACATGAGTAAAGACGAATCAAAAGGAATAGAAAGCTTTGACGATGTAGATGAATTCGACTTGGAATCTTTGATAGTGGAAGGGAAAGAAGACATCTTTGAGGATTTAATTGAGGTTTATAATCCCAGCACTAAACAAACTCGAAAGATGAGGATTTATATAAAACCAATTAGTCATTATGAGTGGAGTAAAGCTGCAAAGGCAACTGGTAAAAAGAGTGACAAAGACCTCGAAGAATTAGTCTGTGCAAAATGTTTGGTAAAAAAAGAGGGAATGCCTGTAGAACTTTCAAAAATCAAAGGAATGCAGAAAGGGGTAATTACTCAAATATACGAAAAAATTAAAATTATCTCAGGTCAGATAACTGATCCATTTGAAGAAAAATACCTGGACAAAATAACAGATTTTTAGATCCACGGATCAAAGGTAGAGGTGGTTACCTTGTTACTCTTGTGAAGAAACAGAAATACCATCTAGCTGATAAAATATCTGATTTAACTCTTTTGCAAATAAACGCGCTTCTCATCATCGAACAAATTTACTATGAGATTAATAAACCCGATGATTAGGATCCACATCTTTAAACATTACTAATACTCCTGAGTTGATTTTTCATGAGCTACCAAGAAGAACTCCTTATCAGAATAAGGTCTGCCTACGAATCCGGTGGATTCAATAAACTTGATGCAGACTTATCCAGGGCACGGAGTGGGTACACTCAGTTACAATCAACCAGTGCAAGAAGTACAAGTGCAATGAGTTCTCAGATGAGCAGTGCCTCAGCATCTGTTAAATCTTTTGGAAGTACTGTAGTCGGAGCGTTTGATGGTTTAGGGGGAATGATAACCGGTGTTATTGCTGGTTATGGTTTAACAACCATGGCAACCACAGCATGGACCGGGGCAACACAAGCACAACTCAACAAAATGCTTTTAACCAAAAAATATGGTGCCGATATGGCTGAAAGCATTGTGAAAAACATTCAACAAATAGTTGCAGCTGTACCTGGTGACGACACCTTCATGAATGCATTCCTCTCTGGAGTATCACGTGTAGGGAATATCAGTAATGTTGACACTTTAAAAAATGTTGCTTATGTCGCATCTGATTATATGAATGCCAGTCTCGCGGCTGGTAAGATGGGTTATGAGATCCAACAGGACCTGACTAAATACATTCTGTATGGTAACACTGCTGAACTTGAAAGAGGTAGTATTCTTTCAGCACAGGTTGATTCGCTGAAGAATAAAGCTACTGTTGAAGAGCGAGTTTTGGCAATGAATGAAGCCATGAAGAAGCTAGGACTTGATGGATTATCTCAGTTGGATAGTGCCTCGAATAAATGGGAAGAAGTTAAAGGAAACATCCAACTAGTTTTAACTCAATTTGGTACCGAACTTTTACCATATATCCAGGCAGCTTTCAAATGGTTCTTAAACCTGAATGAGTCAACTGAGGGTTGGGCTGCTAGGATTGTTGTAATTAGTGGTATACTAATTGCCCTTGTACCTATCATTGGAATGTTGGCTGGTCCTTTTGCAACTGGAAGTGCATTAATTTGGGGTATGGTATCAGCAGTATTAGGATTAAAAGCAGCATCTACTGGAGCCGCAGCAGGACAGCAAACTCTCGATGCATGGTTAGGATCAACAGCAAATAAATCCAATCAATCTTCAAGTGCGATTCGTAATTTTGCTACAAGTGCAGCTGGAGCAACACTCATAGTTGCGGCCATGGTAGTGGCCTTAATAGGCATGGCCTATTATATGAGCCAAACTAACAGTGCTTCGGTTGCGTGGACTCAGGCTGAAAGTGTTAAAAACGATAAGGTAGCTGCACTGAAAAACAATATTGGAGTTCTAAACAATCAAATTGCAGATTTGAATAAACAACGTGCTCAAGAAGTATCATCTGGATTAAGTACGGCTGCTGTAGATGAACAAATACGAGCAAAGAAAGCAGAACTACAAACAGCAACTGAAGGTGTCACTCAGGCTGAATCAGATTATCAAACAGCATTAACACAGAAACAGGCATTAGAAGGAACTAAAACATCTCAGTTAACATCAGCTAAAACATCAGCCGCTGCTGCATCTGAGGGTAAAACACCAGAACAATACCTTTATGATACTGGAAATCAGGCAGAGTACAATGATGCGTTGTTAAAATCAGCTACATACTACAACAACATGATTGGTCCCTACAACACGATGGCAGGGACACTTGATAAAATCAACAAAGGCCAGGACACTTATTCTCTGTCAATGAAAGAGGATGCTAAAGGTTTCGAAACCTATAAGCAGAATTATAAAGCCTATGCAGTTGAAAGTGAGAAATTCTTCCAAGCCCAGGAAAAGGGTGATGTTGGGGGAATGTTGTGGTATGGTGTCACAAGTGGTGCATATCAAGCTGCAATAGGATTTCAGGAATTCACCAATTCAGCCAGAGCAACTCTCCTTGACTTTGGAGGTTCACTCCAA